GGCAAAAGGATTCCTTTCCGAGCATGGACAAGCATCCAGCAAAAGGCTTGTTGGTGTCCTTACTGCGATTGCCTTGTGTTGGACTTTGTATTTTAATCCTAACGACGCTCTTGTTTATTCGGTGGCTGCATTAAGTGCGGCCGCTTTAGGTATTACGGCAGCGGAAAAGATATTTAAAAAAACAGACAAAAATGAAAATCAGTCCTAATCTAAATTTAGCAGAAATAACCAGGAGCGATACGGCCAAGCGCCAAGGCATTGACAACACGCCAACCGCGGAGCATCTTGAAAATTTTAAGTTACTAGCGGACAAAGTTTTTGAGCCAATAAGAGAGCATTTTAAAACGCCAATTTTTATTTCTAGCGGTTACCGTTCCAAGGCTTTGAATGATTTTATAAAAGGTAGCGCAAGCTCCCAGCATTGCAAAGGCCAAGCCATTGACATTGACATGGACGGCAGCAACGGCGAGGTTACCAACAGGATGGTTTTTGATTACATAAAAAACAAGTTAGATTTTGACCAGCTAATATGGGAGTTTGGAACGGATTTTAATCCCGACTGGGTCCACGTTAGCTATTCTAAGACAGGAAATAGAAAGCAAAAGCTCAAGGCCGTTCGGTCTAAAGGCAAAACAACCTATATACCAATTTGATGGAAATCAAAAAAATGTCGAGAAACTTACACCAAATAAGCCTCGGCCAAACAGAGTCCAAAATTGCTTTATTGTCGGACATACATTGGGACAATCCCAAATGTGACCGAGAAAAATTAAAGCGCCATTTGGATTACTGCAAAGACCAAGAAATGCCAATATTTATAAACGGCGATTTCTTTTGCATGATGCAAGGTAAGTACGACCCAAGGCGAAGTAAAAAGGACGTATTACCCGAGCATAACAAGGCAAACTATATTGACGCAGTAATTGAGGACGCCGTAGATTGGTGGACTCCTTACGCGCATTTGCTAACGGTTATTGGTTACGGCAACCACGAGACCGCAATTATAAAAAACTTAGAAACTGATCCATTGCAGCGCTTTGTTGATTTGTTAAATTATACAAATAAAACGAGCGTATATACTGGGGGTTATGGTGGTTGGGTAGTCATTAAAAAGCAACTAGAAACCAATACTTTTATGACAAAAAATTTAAAGTATATGCATGGGGCGGGTGGTGGCGCAGTTGTTACCAAGGGCGCCATAAACCTAACTAGAGCGCTAGAGCTTTACGAAAATATGGACGTCTTTGTTATGGGTCACATACACGAAAACGCAAGCCGTAATGATGCGCGCGATACAATTCAATACAACCCAGGTAAGCATTATCACGAATTAGTACAAAAGCAAATTCACCTAGCAATTGTTGGATGCTATAAGGAAGAATACGAGGACGGTTTTGGAGGTTGGCACGTTGAACGTGGCGCCCCAGTAAAGCCAACAGGAGGCCGCATTTTAACCTTAGAGGGTCGACGAATTAGAACTAAGGATATTGACAATTGGGAAATGCTTGTAGACAGTTGTAAATTTCCGTTATGAAAGCAATACTGGAATACTATTTACCTGAGGAAAACGACGATTTCCAAGCGGCAATAAACGGCCATAACTATAAAAGCGCCATTTGGGAGTTTGACCAACTTTTGCGCTCTGAAATGAAGTACAAAGAATTATCGGACGAAACTTACCAGGCTTATAAGTACTGCCGAGATGAGTTACGCAAAATACTAGAGCAAGACAATTTATTTATTGAGCAATGAATTTCTCTAACGACAACGAAAAAATTAAAATAGCAACGTTGGCCTTTTTGGCTGGAATACTTGTTGCCTGCATATTTTTCCCAAAGACCGAAAGCGAGACGGTATACAAATTTGAAACCGTGACAAAAACGGACACTTTGATTGTAGAGGTAAAAGACACGGTTTACGTCCCTAAAACAAAGATAAAAACGGAAGTTTTAAGGGACACAGTACTAATTAATTTTAAGCCACAAATAAGCCACTTTAACGCGTCCTTTCCTTTTGAGTATGGAAGTACCAACGTAAGCGGCGAAGTCTTGGGAGAGGTGCTAAAAATGACCGCAACAAGCGATTTTAAAATACCAGTCGTAACCAACACAATAACCAACACCGAAACCAAGACAATTGTCGAAAAGCCAAAAGGAATTTATTTGGGCGCAAGCGTTAACTCTTTGTTACAACCAGGCGCAAAAGTATCGTACCTGGATAACAAGTATTTATTTAGCTACCAGTTCCAGCCTTTGGAAAAATTACATACACTTAGTGTAAGTAAAAAACTATTCTAAAGGTTAACAAAAGTTTCCATTCTGTGAACTTATAAGTTGCTATTCGGAAATTATTCGAATTGTTTGTCACTATTTTACATAAATTCGTCCCAAAAATCGACAATATAAGTGGCCAACCGTCTACATTTTGTCGACACTTGCATGAATTTTTCCTAATTGTGGCAGATTAGCCTTATTTAGATTTTATAATGTCATGAAGCTGACCCCAAATAGCTTCGCTTAAATCACCCCAGTACATTTCGCATTTGCCGTCCTTAATTGGAGGATTCATAAAATAGGATTGCATATACTCGCTTGGCTTTGCCGTAAATCTGTAGCAGCTTTCTTTGTAGGGACAATTTGTCCCTGGGCACATGGTTATGTCAGGCATGATTATTCATTCATTAAGTTTGTTTTTCCTATAAAATGTTTAGGATATCTTACATTTTACCCCCTTTTTGTAAACTCTAGTTAACCTTATCCATTTATCTTTAGCAAGACCAGGTAACCAATCAAATCGTTTATAACGTCCTCATCGTCGCGCTCTAAGCTACCATTTTTAATCCGCTTTAGCTTGTCGTCAATCCTAACCAGTAGTCCCTCCTTAGCGGACAACTGACTAAATACGCCAAGAGGCTCAAGAGCTGAGTTCCCGTACTTTAGATTTTTGGCAATTAGCAAGTCCCGTATTTCGTCAAGTACAACACAAACTTGGACTGCAAAGAAATTATTCTCCATTACTTAGTATTTTCATCAATAATGCCATGAGCAATAAAATACCAATTATCGTTGGAGTCATTCTTAAAAGTCTTTTTCTCGTCATAATATTGCTTAAATGATTTGTACTCGTCGCCAAAGGTGTATTGGCTGCTTTTGTATTTAGACCGTCCTTTTTTTACCAGCAAGCCATCGGCAAATAAAACGTAAAATTCGTTTTCCTCGACCGCCTGGTTAAACTCTAAGTATTGCATCCACCAATCTACTGGCTTTCTGTTTTCGTCCAGCACCTTGGTTGCCTCCAGGTAGCCAAACGGATTTAAAATTTTGTCCTCTTCCATACGCAAGTTAAAAGCATAAAAACCGAGACGAAAAAAAAATATTCGATTTTGATGAAAATATTTTTACAAATAGTTTGGAATCTAATTTATTTGTGAGATATTTGAATCAGTAATACGAACAACAACAACCAAAACACAAAAATTATGACCCAGTTAATTTACAAAACCTCAAAAACTCACTATTACGGAATTGAGTTAAACGCAAACTTTTCTAGAAAAAGCTTTGGCGTTAAAGTGCCAGCAATGATTTTTAGCAAATTTGAAAACTGCAAAACTATCAAATTATCTGAAGACGAATTTGAGCAATTTTATAGCTTTTCAGGAGACCAATGGATGGATATTTTCTTTAATTCTGAATTGCGTAGCAAGTATTTGATTTTTACAGATAAAGTTAAAAGAGCTAAAAGAAAATAAAAACACCTATGAACTACGACACAGAAACACACTACGACCAGCAAGTAAATTTTATTTACGAAGGCTTTGAGTACGTTTGGCAAGGCGACTACACCGTTAACAATTCCGCCGAGGACGAGAGCGAGTACGCGCCAGGATATGGCGAAACAGAAATTGTAATAGACCATACCTCCAGCCTATTTTATTTTAACCCGTCAACCGATGAGGTAATTGAGGCAATCCCAACGCCTAGCATTTTAATGGAATTAGAGATAGAAATTGAACGCAACCTTTAAACAACACACCTATGGAAAAATCACCAAGTATCACAAACCTAACGCAAGGCTTAGCCAAGTTCCATGCGATGGTTGGGAAAATTAGCAAAGACGCTAAGAATCCGTTTTTTAAGTCCAATTACGCCAGCTTGCCTCACATCATTACAGAGGTCAGCGAACCGCTCGAAAAGGCTGGTTTAATCCTTAGCCAGTTTCCAAACGGCGACGGTCTTACAACCATGCTAATACACGCCGAGACTGGCGAGTACATTTCAGCAACTTACACGCTCCAGGTAGTAAGACAAAACGACCCACAAGCTCAAGGCTCGGCAATTAGTTATGCAAGACGTTACGCCATTACAAGCATTCTAAACCTAGCAATTAGCGACGATGACGGAGAGGCTGCAACTAGACCAGTACGCCAAACTCCAGCGGTTGTAAAGACCAAACCGACCGACGAGCAATTTGCCTACATCGTTAGATATCTAAACGGAACGGATGCACAAAAAAAGCAAGCCAAAGAGGCTTTGAGTAAATACATTTTAACACAAGACCAACAAGACACCTTAGACGGATTATTATGAACTTATACGAAATAACAAGAGAGGCTCAAGAGTTAGCCTTTCTATTGGAAACCGACGAGCTTACACCTGAGCTGGAGCAAATGCTGGTAATTAACCAAGAGCAACTCCAGGCAAAAGCTGGCAACTATGCCAAGGTAATCGCAAATATCCAAAGCGATTCAGACGTAATCGACCAAGAGATTAAGAGATTAAAAGCAATGAAGGAAAGTAAAGACCGAGCCATTACAAGGCTCAAGGACGCGCTTAGAGAGGCGATGCTAGTAAGTACAATCGACAAGATAGAAAGTCCTTTATTTAAGCTCTCTTTACGCCGTAGCGAGTCGGTCGAGGTTGACATTGTCGAGGCTTTGCCTAGCGAGTTTATAAACATTAAAAACGTGGTTACCGCTGACAAGGTCGCAATCAAAGAAGCCATCAAACGCGGCGAAAATATTACTGGCGCAAGACTAATTGAAAACTTTAACCTCCAAATCAAATGAGCCATTACACATATTTAGGCAAGTTTATACAACGCCCTGGAGACCTAGCGCCAAGAGGTGTCGCCTCCACATTTAACGAAGAGAAATTACCTTTTAACGAAACATTCGAAAGACTATGGAATTTGATGAAATAACCCAGCAAATTAAATCCCTTTACCTGGAGGGATTGACACGCAAAAAGATAGCCAAAACGCTTGGCTTAGATGTGCAAAAGGTTGGCTATTTGCTCTACACAAAAATGAAACTTCACGAGATTTACCCTCGGAAATTGATGGACGAAAATATATTTCAGATTTTAACCGACCACCAAATTAGTAGGATTTTAACTTTGGCAACTTACGGCTACTGCTGCCGAGAAATAGCAGAAGACCAAAACCTAGAATTTCGCAAGGTTAAAAAGCTGCTAGACGTTGCCCAGTCTAAAAACATGATTGAGAAAAAAGTATAAAATCTTTGTTATTAATTAGAATCTTTAGATATTTCGAAACATTTAAAACAAACACCAATGAAAAAAGCAGTTAAAGTAATCGGAAAAATCATTTACACAGTCTTGGCCTTGTCGCCAATCTTTGCGCTAGGGTATATGCTCGGCTTAAAATTATTGTAAACACCTAAAACCAAACTCCTATGGAAACGATTAAAATTAAAACCACGCATTTTGTAGATACGGAATTTAATATTCCAAAGTACTTTAAAATTATGCATCACTACCAAATGATTTTGGACGACCAAAATTACTTGTTTGTCAAGTCTCGTTTAGATAATACATTACTTATTTATCCTGAGATTTCAATACATCCAATTAGCTATTCTGCTGGACGCTGGTACGACGAAACCATTAAACAGGAACTAATACCAATTAGCGAGCAAGAGTTTAAAGACGAGTTTACAAAAGCAAGTGTTGAACTATTAAACTACTTGAATTGATGGAATCGACTGACTCACAAAACGCACTTATCAAGGGATGGCTTTTAAACGGTTATTCAATAACTCAAAGAGAGGCCAGCCAGCAATTTGGTTGCGATAGATTAGCGGCGAGAATTTGCGAACTAAGGGACAAAGGTTTAAATGTTGTAACCGATATGGTAACCGAAAACGGAAAAACTTTTGCACGATACTTTATAAAACGATGACACCTAAAGAAAAAGCTATTGAAATTTATACTAAAATGTATAACGAAGTTTATGCCTCTTATGGGACTGATTTTTTAGCAAAACAATGCGCTTTAATAGCGGTAAATCAACTTTTTGATGAAATTATTGCTTTTGATTCTCAAATGTCAGAAGCAAAGCTTTTCGATAAAGATTTAAAATATTGGTTAGAAGTAAAAGAAGAAATCGAAAAGCTATGACACGAGAGGAAATAATAATAGAACTCAACCACAGAGCAACCCAAAAGTATTTGGTATACTTGGCCCTCCAAGAAATCATGCTGGATTATTACGAAGACATTACGATGTTAAAAGCCTTTGACGGAGACCTAAAAACCAAGCACAAAAACATGATTAACGCGCTTAAAAGAAAGTCAACCGAGGCGTTTAGATTCCTGGAGAATTACGACGGAGGAGAGGCTACAATTAAGCAGTTTCACGAGTTTGTGACCTTGTTTGAAAAGCTACATCATTCGATTGACAAGGGCGGCTCGTTGTTTCACGATTGCCTAAATGCAATAGAACTAATTTTAGATAAGAATGAGGGGACGAAATCTAACTGAGTATCAAAAGGAGCTAATATTTGAGGCCTGGCAAGACAGAAAGCAAATAAAGGTAATTGCGCAAGAAATGGGACTTTCTTATGGTTGTATTTATTTCCAACTAAAGAAGCGCTCGCTGGTTGGTTAAATCCAAAATGTTTATATTTGTGTATCGAATTATTCCAGGGTGGTAGCTAGAATAATTCCATAGGTTAAATTTAACCTGAACCCGACTGTCTACCACCAGTTGGGTTTTTTTATTTACAAATATGAAGAAAGAAGCTTATTACTTTTCGCATGATTCAAACGCGAAAGATGACCCTAAGATTTTGCAATTGCGCATGGAATTAGGATGGGAGGGTTACGGATTGTTTTGGGCATTAATAGAACTGCTAAGAAACGAAAGCGATTATCGTATGCGAACGCATTACAAAAGCATAGCATTTGCATTGCAAACGCAAGAGGATACTATTAAAAAGCTAATTAATGACTTTGATTTGTTTGTAATTAACGAGCAATATTTTTGGTCTGAAAGCCTTTTAAAACGTATGGAATTGAAAGAAGAGCGCTCCGAAAAGGCTAGGGAATCAGCCAAAAAACGCTGGAATCAAACCAATGATGCAAATGCAATGCGAACGCATAGCGAAGGCAATGCGGATGCAATGCAATTAAAGGAAAGGAAAGTAAAAGAAATTGTATTAAGTGAAGAGAGCCACAACGAAATCTTTAGAAAGCTTTGGACAAGTACTATTTGGCTAGAAGGAATTGCAATGAAAAATAAGGCTACAATTGACCAGGTTAGAAATCACTTAAATGACTTTAGACAAGAAATGATATTAACAGAAAAATTAAAGGTAGATGAGAAAGACGCTAAAGAGCATTTTGTTAACTGGATAAAGAGAGGCAATCCAATACCTGAAAAGGAAGAGCCTAAATACGGTAAATCAACAATAGAAGACAACTGGTGGTAAGATGAAAGAGATACAAGAATTAAACGACCTAAACAGAAATGTTTGGGGATTGATTGTACAAGCTCAGCAAACTAAGAATTGGGCCTTAATGGAAGTAAACCTAAAAAGGTTGTACGCTCTACAAAAAAAGTACGTCAATATTATAAATTTACAAGATTACGATTTAAAAGGCACTAAATTAGCATTGCAAGAAGAGGCAAGGCAAAACAGGATATTTGAAAGGCAATGGTTTACAGACCTAGCCAAGAAGCAAGGCAAATACAACGAACTTAAAACGGAAATTGATAAATACTTTTTTGAATGAAAAAACACAACAAAGAGTTTGACCTAGATTTTTGCGAGGCATCAATAAAGACATTTGCTGGCCAACGAGAGTCAATGCTAAACAATTTCCGTAAGGGAAAAGAGGCTGGAAGTAAAACTTATGTAAGGGATATCGACCAGGTAACCAGCGGAGGACTGCAAAATAAGATGTGGTCTTGGAAGGCTGGAGAGTTTAACTTGTGGACGGGTTACAACAACGAAGGAAAGTCGCAGTTTCTTATTTTTCTTTGCGTTTTAAAGGCAATTAATGAGGGTTGGAAGTTTGCTTTCTTTAGTCCTGAGAATTACCCTCCTGACGAGTTTTTCGATGACATAATACACACGATAACTGGCAAGAGTACCGACCGAGCTTACAAGAATTTTGACCTTAGCGAAGAGGAGTATTTAAATGCCTTTGATTTGGTAAAGGATAATTTCTTTTTTGTTTACCCTGAAAAAAACGGAGTTCCTGACTTTAGAATAGAACAGATTGAAAACGTCTTTGAATTCCTAGTTTGGGAGAGAGGAGTTAACGCGGTAATTGTAGACCCGTACATAAAAATCAGACACGAGATGTCCCCAGGAGAGCAAGAGCATTTATACGCCTCGCGGTTTATGATGGATAGAATTAATTTTACTCGAAAGAATAATGTTTCTTATCATTTGGTGATGCACCAAACTACACCACGAAAAGAGAAAGACGGAAATTATCCTCCTCCAAGTCTCTACCAAATAAAGGGGGGGGGTACGTTTGCAGATTCAACCGACAACACAATTTCAGTTTGGCGACCTAACAGAGCAACAGACCCTAACGATACAACGGTAATAATTAAGACTGATAAGATTAAGAAACAAAAGCTGGTTGGAATACCTTTTGACATTACAATTGATTTTAACAGAAAGCGCAACCGGTACATTGGTAAAGACGGATTCGATTACTTTGCAAACGCAAATGTTAAAAGCTATCAATTTACAGGAGTAGAAAAGTTTCCCAATTTGGGAACAAATAATTTTGATATTGAAACAGAAACTAAATCCCCATTTTAATATGAGACACGGCTCACTATTTAGCGGAATTGGAGGTTTCGATTTAGCCTCAGAATGGATGGGATGGGAAAACATATTCCATTGCGAATGGAATGAATTTGGACAAAAAGTTTTAAAATATTACTGGCCTAAAGCAATAACCTACAATGATATCACCAAGACAGATTTCACTATTCACCGAGGAACAATTGACATTCTTACAGGTGGATTCCCATGCCAACCATACTCATCCGCAGGAAAGAGACTTGGAAAGGAAGATTCGAGACACCTCTGGCCTGAGATGCTTAGAACAATTCGAGAGATTCAACCGACCTGGGTTGTGGGCGAAAACGTTCGCGGCCTTACTAATTGGAATGGAGGGTTGGTATTCGACGAAGTGCAGGCTGACCTGGAAGCTGAAGGCTACCAAGTTACACCGTTTTTACTTCCAGCTTGTGCCGTTAACGCACCCCACAGAAGAGACAGAATTTGGTTTGTTGCCTACTCCTCTAGCGCAAGCAAGGGAGCAAAAGAGCTTCGACAAATACGACGAGAGAATGGAGAGATTAGTGGAAAAGGGACACAAACCATTTACGATGCCACTAGACCAAATGGCATTGAGAGGACTACTTCCAACTCCGACAGTATCGGACAAGAATGCTGGGAGAAGAGGAAATGCACCGAGACAAGGACACAACCCAATGACAAACTCATTAAAAGATGCAATAAATTACCAGGAGCAGACTTCGAAATGTTCCCATCTGTCGCCCCAATTTGTGATGGAGATGATGGGATTTCCGACAGACTGGACGGAATTACCTTTCCTAAATGGAGAAACGAATCAATCAAAGCTGGAGGAAACGCAATCGTCCCACAAGTAGTTTATCAAATATTTAAGGCGATTCAACAATACAACGAACTAGATAAACAGCTAACAATATGAAAAGCACTTATTTTTTATCAAACAGAAAGGAAAAGAAAGGGCCGCAATTGGTTAGACAAATACAAATGTTTTGCCAGCGCAAAAACATAGCTTTGGCCTCAGACATTAAAATTGAAATAAGTGAAGCTATTAATTCAGAAACAAAATTTAATACGATTAAAATAACTATTAACTAAAAAAACAATGAGCAAGATTTACGGCGGAAACGCAAAACTAATGAAAACCAAATTTGGAGAAATTTGGAAAGTAAGCCAATCAAGAAAAGACTTGGAAGGACTTTTACAATACCTAAACGACAACGATGCCGAATGGGTAAACCTAGACATTAAGGAAAAGCCGCAAATTGTGGAAGGTAAGCCAACTCACTATTTACAAGTTTGGATAAAGGAGGCGGTACAAGTGGCAAACAAGCCGACAGAGAAACGAATTCACGAAAACGATACTTTGCCGTTCTAATGAGAAAAAATGATTTGTACGCAATCTTTGCGGCGCTAGTAGGCATTGCCTTACTGGCGTTGCTAAAGGTTTCTAGTTTGCTGCTATTTATGGTTGCCTTAGCTTTATGGACTTTGGCTTGGTCTTGGATTTATAAAAAATGTAAATGATACAATTTAAATTAAACGAAAAACCACTAAGCGTTAACGAAGCTTGGCAAGGCAAACGCTTTAAGACCGAAGAGTATAAGAATTACGAGCGGACGATAATGTTTATGTTGCCAAAAGCCGAAATTGACCCAAACCAAATGTTGAGGATTGAATTTTTCTTTGGCTTTAGCAACAAGGCCAGCGACCTAGACAACCCAGTTAAGTTGTTAATTGACATTGCGCAAAAGAAATATGGATTTAACGATAAAATGGTATTTGAGTTAAACGTTCGCAAATGCCTGGTAAAAAAAGGCGAGGAGTTTATACACATGGGCATTTATAAATTAGTTCCGTTTTAAACAAAAATCTTGCTTTTAACTTGGAATCAAATCGGAATGATATATTTGCCTAAAGAATAAACAAATGAGCATTTACGAAGGGTTACTCATACGAAAGGCACGCAAAGCCGCTGGTTATACGCAAGAGCAGTTGTCCGATAAAATCGGACTGTCCCTGGCTCCAATTAACCAGGTTGAAAATGGTTGGGAAAGTATAAGCCTAAACAGACTTAGACAGATTTGCGAAGAGATTGGCTTGGAGGTTGTAATTAGACGAAAAGATGCCGAGAATCCAGCCAACTAAAACCGATTATTCGTTAGAGATTAGATACCGACTAAGGGACGGCCAATGGTCGACATGGTCTAATAAAGGCAAAGGCAAGTTTGAGACAATCGAGCTTGTACAAAGGCAAATAAGAACGCTGGCGGCTGCTTATCAACTTAGAGAGAAAGAGGTACGCTTTGAATGGAATGGAGTACTTTGCGACTTTGCTGGCAATAAGACTGGCGAGGTCATTACACTTAAATAGTTAGTTTTGGGTTTGTGTTAACTGGAAAGCCTTGCTCAATCGGGCAAGGTTTTTTTACTTAAATTTGTGATTATGGAAAAGCATTTACATTGGGACGATAAAGACAAACAAAAGGCGTTTGAC